TTTTCTTTTCTTTTAGACAAACTAATATCATTGGCATCTTTTTTAACTCCTGAGGAAAAAGGTCTTGAAGGTTTAGAAATCTTTTTTGCTAAATTCGGTTTTGAATTTTGCAGACTTCTATATTTCATTGCTTCATTCACCAACATTATAATTCTATGATCATAAATTTGTCCTACTTCTTGGTTATTAAAACCATGAGAGGATAAAAAACTTCTCATATTATTTTTTAATGATGAGGCCTTTGTAGGATCAGAAAATTCTGGCATTTTATTTGTCAGTTTATTTTGTTGGTCTTGCAAATAAGAATCAAATTGAATTTTTTGTTCACTTTGAACTTTTTGCATAGCTAAATTAAGTTTTTCTTGTTTTCTTCTTAACTTATGCTCTACTTTCATTGCCTCACTTGGATCATCTTCATACAATTGTTCTAAATCCACATTACTAGCTTCATCAGTTAATTGTTGTTGAGTTGTAGACACTAAATTATTTAATTCGTTTAAACGATTGGAATAGTCTAGTTTTTGCTTTTCAGATTCAGATTGAAAGTCTTTTCTATTATTAGAAAGTTCTTCCGTCTTTCGTCTGTAATCAGCATCCCTTGAGTAACCATTTCTCAACTCATCAAGGCTAACTTCAAATTCTTGTCCATTTACTTTTACTTTATGTAATGGGGAATCTTGTTTCTCTTGAGTATCAATTTGTTCTTCGTCTTGAGATACGTCTTGCTCCAAAACATCTTCCACTTCTTCGGCTTCTGTTTCTTCGCTTATTTCCTGTTCCTGAGGTTGATCTTCGTTTGAAGATTCCTCTTGTGTTGGTTCAGGAGAATTTTGTTGAATTTCTTTTTGTTCTTCTTTTTTAGGCTCTCCTTCTTGTGGAGTTAATAATCCTAATATAGAATCTGCTGCTTTTGAAACATCAGTTTCAGCTCCTTTTAAGGGGTTAGCTTGATTGTCCGACATATGTATTTCCTTTTAAGTTAAGTTCCTCTTATGAGGTTGACTTATCCTAAACTTATTTGTTTAGAATTTTTTATTCTTAATTTGGCTTCTAAAATCTTCCATTTGTTTAGAGGCCAATTTTCCTGTTTCTAAAATTTCTTTAAAATGTTGCTCAACTTTATTTAACACTTGATAAGCTAACCAAAGTTTTTCTCTAGTTTCACCTTCATTACTTCCTGTGTTTAATAAACTTGTAGAGTATAAATTTTTAAGTTTTTCAAAAGACTCTTGAAATAAAGTATTGTCTAGTATTTCTTTAGCCTTGTTCGATTGGGTTATTTCCTGGTTGAGTTTCCCCTGTTCCTGGTTGTTCATTTAAGTTTTCAATTTCTTGTTGTAAATTTTGAGAGGCTTGTTGAGCAGATTCTAGAGATTTATTTTCATTGGTTAAAATGATTTTATTTAAATCAGCTGCAGCTTTAATTTTAGCACTATCAATTTGTGTAGAATACTTAAGTTCCATATCTTTGATTTTAGTTTCAAATTCCAAAACTTTACCAGCATTATCACTTTTGATTTTCTTAAGAGCAACTTCTAACTCTGCAACCTTACGTTTTTCTTCACTTGCTATTCTAGTAAATTCTATTTTCTCAATTGGAGTAGGTGGTGGTGGTGGTGTAGGTTGTATCATTTGTTTTCCTTGTTCAGGATCTACAAAGTAATTATCAACATTTTTAAGACCAGCATTTTCAATAATTTTAGATAAACTATTGTAAATGTTTTTTAGGCTCACCATTGGGTACTCTTTCCCACCTTGTAATTGGAAAGCTTGTAATTGTCTTTCCAAAATATTATTCATCATCATAATTTGTTGATCATTAGATCCTGTGCCTAGACCAACAGTTATGCTTATATTAAATTTATTTCTCCACTCTGTAGGTTTTACAGGGATGAATTGATTATTTAATTCAACAATTCTTTCTTTGTCTTGATACTTACAAGTAAGTTCAAATATTTTTGAGAATAAATCTTTGATACCAGTTTCGGCAAATACTCTTGCTACTAATTCCATTCTCAATTGTGATTGAGTCATTAGTGCATTAACACCAGTTGCAGTTTTATTTAAACTATCTGCGTCTAGGCCTTGATTGTATCTTGTTACACCAGTTCTTGATTCCCTAACTGTATCTAAATATTCTAATAATGGAAATGCTTGTTGCGAAATCGTTTGAGATTGCATTGGCATTATTACTTGGTTAGGTGGTTGTTTCGTTCTTACAATCCCACCTGGTCTTGTCGTAAGTAAATCGTCAAGGTTGACCATGCCATCCATTACAGCAGTACGATTATTATTTGTTAAATACATATTATCTAACAATTGTCGCATTACAGTTGACTTAACTAATTGAACATCTTCAACAAGTTCGGCTACACTTCTTCCATAAAATCTATGTGGCATTGGTATTGGAGTTAAAGAACAAAAAGGAATGTTATCACAACTTTCATTAGATAAAATTTCACTTCCATCTTTCCCTGCGACACAAATTTTTCTTAACTCTGCTATTCCATCACCATCCATATCCACTTTTAAATAGCACTCATAAATTTCTACATCTTGAGTTGCTACATCTTTTGTATCTTGTAAAAAAGGATTGTCGTCTATATCTGCGTATCTTTGTATTCTTTCGTCATTAAAAAGTATGTTGTTTGAAGTTGGAAGGTTTTCAATAACATCCCTATCAAAACCCATTTGAATTAATTCACTTCTTGTTTTGATGACTCTATGAGCAACAAAATTTGACTCTTCAATTGTTTTAGCAGTTTTTTGAATTAGAAATTCTTCTGGTGGTATATTTTCTATTTTAACTTTACCATAAGAACTTGTTCTTTTAATCTTACAATTGTAAAGCATAGGAGTAGGAATTTCTGGTAAAGGAATCCCTTGCTCTGCTGTTATTTTATTTAGTTGATCTAATTCTTCTTTTGCTTTTTCATCTACAAAAGATTCTTCTTTTATAATTTCAACATTTTCATCATCAACTAATAATTGATATTCTTGATCATTTAAATTTTCATAAGTTTCTTGCTCAACCTTTTGGCTATCATCCCAATAGACTTTAACAATTCCATTCTTTTCTAAAAGAGCATCTTTAAACCATGTATATAAAATTGAAAAACCATTGTTATCTCTATTAAAGATATAGTTAATGTAACTTGTAGCTTGTTGAGATAAAGCGATATCCTCTACGTTTTGAGGCTCACACTTAACTACTTTTTCGCTAGACGTAAATACTCTTAAAAGGTTTGGCAAAATGGTTTCAATTGTGTCAGCTACATCTGTACTTACAACTTGGCTTCTACCATCAATCTCTGTGCCAAGTTTTTCCCCCATATAATACTCAAGGGATTTTTTACGTTGACCTGATAAAGCACCACCCATAAAACCTAGAGCATTGTCTATCTCACCACTAATAATTGAACTTAATTCTAAATCTGTAACTTTTGCCATATTAAACTATATAATTTGTGTTGATTGGAACTTCTTTTTTCCAATTTGAAATTGCTAATCCTTGCCCTACTATGCCAGTACGAAATGAGTCTGCGCAATGTGACGCAAAATTATGTAAAGGTTTATTTCTAAAACATTGGTTCTTATCGTCATATCTTTTTTGATATGCTTTCAAATATTCAAGTGCTGTTCCACACTTACTTTTATCAAACCAACAATTAATTAAATTTTTTCTAACTGCTTCAATACCATCTTCAACACTAATTTTAGGTGCTACTTCAAAGGCTATTCCTAATTCTAAAGCACTCTCTAATCTTGATTTACCAAAGTTTCCTATTTCTCTAACTTTAATATCATGAGGTGCTACATGAGTTGAGTAATCTTCCGAATATGGTTTGTTGTTTAAAACATCTACATAATGATCAAGGCCAAAACCACTATTCTCATAATAGTCTATTAGTCTTATTTCACCTTTATGTCTTTGGACAAACCAAATAGAGGTACTATCATTCAATCCGATATCCCACCATGTTTCTACATCTAGGTTATCGTCATAAGGTACATCACCTATTCTACCTTCTTTTGTTAAATCTTCTATTATAGTTCCATAATAACTCCCAGTTATTGCAGCTTGAAAACTACATTCAAATTCTTGCTCATATAAATCTTTTGACATTACGTCTTGAGCAGCTTTTAATTCTTCGTCATCTAAAATTTTTGTTTCACTTGCTTTATAAACACATGAAAACCAATCTTTAGATTCTTTAGCTTTTTCATATAAACTATAAAAGTAATTTTGGCCTTTTGGAGTTCCGATAAATACGCACCAACCTTTCCTATCTGCCAACGCAGGTCTTATGATCTCTGGAAATATAGTTGGTTTAATAGATTGTGTTTCGTCAAATACACAACCATCTAAACTGATACCTCTGATAGCTTGATCATTCTCTGCTCCAAGAATTGTAATCCTTGAACCATTGGGTAGATCGCATCTTAATTCGCTTTCATTAAATTTTGTATTAGGAATCTTTCCTGCAAAATTTTTAATATAGTCC